GACCCAAGCGCAGAAACCGCTCCATGCGATTCGTCGCACCCGGACCCAGAAGCGTGCCGTTCAAGCTGAAGGTCTTGCCCGTGCCTGTGAACAGGTAGTGCTCGTTGTAGATGTCAGGATCCACCGAGTACACCATCTGCCGAAACTCACGGTAGCCCTGCGCTAGGTAGGACTCCGCCTGTGCTTCGGTGAGGAAGGTCTCATCGGACTCGTCGATCAACGCACGGAACAGATCATAGACTTGCGTTACGTTCATCCTTGAGCCCCCATACGAGTCGTCGGAATGCCCTGCTCGGGTGATGCTTCGTCCACCATCTGACGGCTCATATCAAGCGACCCCATCCGCTCGCTTTCCATCTGTGCTTGAATAGCGGCGACGGGCGACTCCATGGCGACTGCCATCTGCTGACCTTGTTCCTGTGGCGCCGAACGGGGGAAGACCTTGCGGTTCGCCAGCGCTTCGACCTGCACCTCTGCTTGTGTACCAAAGGTTTCGACGCTGACAAAGATGTCTCGAATGTACTGCTGTCGCTCTTGGGGCAGCTGGTAGTATTCTTCTGTGCGGATGTAGTCCCCGAACACTTCGCCGAACGCCTTGAGGTCGTCGGTTGGGAAGATCTCGATGGCAGCGCCCATCTTGGCTGCGTTGAGCAGATCCTGTGCGTGCGACATGGCCTGCAACTTCTCGCTGACCTGCTCGAGACCACCGCCAAAGGTCAGTTCCTTCATAGCCTCTTGCGGCTGGATCATGCCCATCTGCACCAACTCGAGAACCTTCTGATCACGATCCTGACGCTCGTTACGGAACATAGAGCCCGCTTCGATAAACACCTCAGGGTCTTTCATCAGGCTTGTGCTGTCGAGCGCTTGGAACACCACCTCGCCAAGGTTGTCGAGCATACGGACCATACGCTTCTCGGTGTAGTACTTCTGCATCAGCGTCAGCACCACCTTGCCCAAGTCCGCCACAGCCTCCTCGAGGTCCTCCTGCGTGACCATGAGTTGCTGCGAATCTTTGCTCGAGAGCTGCTGCATGGCGACACTAGAAGTCACACCCACAGCGCGCTTGCCAAGGCTCGTAGCGTGGACACCCGCAACGTCGAGCATCTCACCTGCAAGCACACTCACCTGCTGGAGAACGTAACCCGGAAGCGACGGCATCTGGACCGGGATAGGACGCTGCCCACCCACGTCGTTGTAGTATACCTTCTCGCCACGCCGCCGGGTGATGCTCGATGGTGGCACACCAGCGCTCTTCGGGATCATCCACTTCGGGTTGGCGATCAGGTCGCTGTTCTCGATAATCTGACCACGGACCTTATTGTACTGATCTTGGATGTCCAGTAGCGGCTCAACCATACCCATACCCCACAGTTGCCCAGGGATCGGAGTATACCGGATAAACTGAAGCGGCATGGTCTTACCCACCCACTTGCCTTTGAACAGATAGTTTCCATCCAGAACGACACGCCGCTCACCGTTGCGAAAGTACACGTCAAAGATTTCGACGCGATCCTTAGGCTTAGACGTTTGGCGTAGCTTGAACCATGAGGCACCGGGAGTGGAGTTGGTAGCCTCTGCCGCATTCTTGATGATGTCCTTCTTGTCAGGATAGGCCTCTTCAAGTTCGTCACGATTCACCAGCTTAGCATAAGCGTACCAGTTGCATTCTTCGGGATCGTCAATCCCCGGCTCGAAGTACATGTCGTACGGACTGATGACCTCGGTGGTCACCTTCTCGCCGTTGTACTTGGTGTGCAGACCGACGTTGCCGCAGGACAGCAACCACCGAATCGACTCCACCAACTTGCGTTTGAGCTTGTCCTGGTTCCAGTAGTACCGGAGTGCATACTCGCAACTCTTCGCCTTGATGATGTCCTCGTTGGACTCAGAGGCCGGCAACACTGTGCAGGACGGATATGCGAGCGACAGCCGAGCTTGAATGTTGCGGTAGATGTTGACGATCAGGTTGATAGTCACCTGCATCTCGTCAGCGCCTGTACGCACAAAGGTCTGCTTCACTCTGTCGTATTTGACGTGCTGCTTCCCTTGCAGGAACAGCAAGCACAGATCCCACGCCCGAGCATACTTCGTTCGGTCACTGCGGCATTGGCCGATCTGATCAGACAGTTTACCAGCGTTAGGGATCTTCATGTGCTCGCCTTACGAATAGCTAACGTTCTGCTTGGAGTAGTCCATCTTGTTCTTGATGCGCTTCGCAGCTGCGCCACGCAACGACTTACCCTCAGCAGCAGCCTTGTTAAACTTCTTAGCGCCGTACTTCTTACGGCCTACCGAAGCGGCGATAGCGCCAGCAGCCTTCGGGCTCTTACCCTCGGACTCGAGCTTGCTCTTGAGTTTCTTGAAGCCCATGTAGGCCATATCACCATCTCCATTTGAGACCGGCACCAACAGCCCACGTAGGGTCGCTGTCCCAGTCTGATTTGATCTCGCCTGTTAGCCCGACTTCAAACTGCTTGCCGACACGATGAGTAAGGTCGCTACGGACAAACCAACGATCGTCGTTACCGCCAAGGCTGAGATCGAGGCCCCCAGAATCCTTCGGATCAAGATTCTTTATTCCTGGGTTTCTGGGGATTGTGGCTGGGGGCTGTTGACGCTCTCCAAGGCAGCTCGCTTCTCTTTAGCAGCATCCTGCCAAGCGACACCAAGGATTGCACCAAGCAAACCCATAACGCTGACGACGATCTCTTCGACCGGCATCTCGGGATTGATCGCACGCAAAATCAACGGAAGGAGCGCCGCAACGACACCCATCACAATCTTGCGCCAACCTGTTCCACCATTCTTCATAGGACCGTCCTACGGCTCGCCAAGTATATCTTGGGGCCTAACAATATCTTCAGCGCCTTGGGAGGGATCACTCCCCCACCAGTTCCTAACATCCCGCCAGATGATGAACACCAATGCGGTCTGCGCCAGATCCAGTGAGAGAGCGATCCACTCCACGCTAGGTACTAGCCTGCGAAGTTCAAGCCGACCAAGATCGCATTGCGATTCGGCTGCTTGCACACGAGGTTGTAGTAGTACCGCACGTACGCTTCGTACGAGTCGCTACCCGTCACTCGGCTCAGGACGTTGCCGTCCAAGTCAGCCAAGTTCGGATCTTCGATCTGCACCAGAGCCCAGGACTTGGTGTGAAGGAAGATCAGCAGGCCCTTACCGCAGTGGCGGCTGACCTTGAGCGGGATGCCGTTGAACGACAGCGAGCCCATGTCGAAACCAGCGTCGCCGTTGTCCACCGACTTGGTGCGGCTGGTAGCCGTGGTAGCCGTGCTGGTGAACGACAGTTGACCGACGTACTGCTGACGGAACACGTAGTGTGCAATCATGCAGTCCGGCGTCGATCCCGACTCGGTAGCGATGTCATCAAGGATCGCCTGCATACGGTCCGTCGCCAAGTCCACCTTGGTACCAGTACCGGCCAAGTTAGCGGCTCGAATGATGCCTTGGAGCACCACGTTGACACCACCAGCAGCGTCGGTGCGGTTGACACCAAAGTGCGACGGGGTGGACAGGTTGCCGTAGACACCCATGGACTCAGCGGTAAGACCGTCGAGAATGACAGCGTGCGCCGTGCCGGCAGCAGCAGCAGTACCCGAACCATCGATATCAGTGGTATCGGTAGCAACCGTGAACTTCACGTTCTGCGTGTCGCCTGCGTCGCGATAAACGTTGCGGGCTACAGCAGCATACGTGTCGAGTCGGACGACCGTACACGCAACAGCGTTACCAAGACCCTCAGGGATGAACGAGATGTTCCCGGTAAACTCGAAGTCCGTGTTCAACGCCTTCGCTGCGCGCTCGTTCAAGAAACCAACAGCGCCACCGCCGGTGAACATTGCTTGATCCGCACTGTTCTTGACGGTTTCCATTGCGCCATCCAGCTCGACCTGGAGACCGTTGATGAAAGCACCAACGCTGGCCTTGGCCTGGGCGATCGCCGGACCTTGGATTTCCATGCGCCCGTACAGGTACTTTGCCTGAACCGTCAGCGACGCATAGGTCTGCTGGCTGGCAGCAGGAAGCGTTGCCGTGGCACTGAAAGCCGGCGAGGTGTTACGCGCCGTGCGGACGGGGATGATCGCTTCGCGACCGACCCAGTCGACTTTCTCTTTTTGGAAGAGATCGAACGCCATGATTTCGTTGTTCAACTGGTCCTGCAAAGGTCCCAGATAGAACTGCTTCATGACAGCACTAAGAGTAGTTAAACTAGCAGCCATTGTTTATTTCCTTATTGGCTAAGGATCACCCGGTCCATGCTGCTTTGATGGCTTCTCTAGCCTGC